TTTAGTTTATACACTGATTTGTTTTTATCCATTAGACAATAATCCAACCGTCACAATAAAGATCTTTAGTGTCCTTGTCCGCATAGTCTGGACCAAACCACATTTTAGGTGCGACAACAGGGCCGCGTCCTCTCTGCAACCAGGCACCCCACCATGAGAGTGAGGAGTTAGCAATGATTGCACCACTACACATACTCATGATACAGAGGTCCACAAAGGGTTCGTAAGAACCATCGGAATACTTATCCGTTGGTTCAGAAATCATGAATCTGTCGCCAGAGAACATCTCTTGTTCCTTAACCCATCCTGGGGAATCAGAACAGATGATTACTGGTTGATCTTCGGGGAAGTTCTTCAGAGCTTCCTCGTAATAGCTGAGAGGTTGGGGAGGATGTTGCGACGAACACTGCGTATACGACCACTTAAATCCCCTAGCATCGACAAGGTTAGGATCACCCCTACGAACATGAAGAAAGAGAGGCGTCTCGTCCAGTGAATCCATAAGTTCTCTGACTGGACCAGAGATTGATTCGTGGAATGTAAAATCCTTGGCGATTTCGTTTTTGATGTTTGCAAAATACTTTTCACTCTGGAAAAATCCAAACAAACTAACGTCGTTGGGACACATAGTATGTAGTTCCATATCGTAATGGAAGTGTTTTTCCATCACAACAGGAGCATGCCCACGGTCAAGTACAAATTGATTTTTTTGTCTTACCGAAGGTAATTGAAAGGCACGATATAGACTATAGTTATCTACTCGTTTAGAATCTTCAGGAGGGATGCAGAACTCATACCCACGCATGGCAGCGATACCTCTAACCGCTGCATATTGGAACATCTGGTTACCCAATCGGCCCAGATTTCCCATCTGATTAAAGGCTAGCATTCAATTGTTCTCCTCTTACTTTGAGATAATGAAGGTTGGAATAATAACCAGCGAGAGTGTCGCGGTCTTGATTTCTAATCCACTGCCAAAGTTTATCATTGTCTTGGAACTTAGGATTGTGATAGTGAGAGTTGAAGGTTCTACCATGTTCGAAGTGGTAGATGTCATCAACTACTCGTCCTACCTTGAATCCAAAGAGATTCAAACGATAATAAAACTCACAGTCTTCGGCACCCCAAGAAAGAAACTCTTCGTTCCACATGCCCATAGACACTTCTACAGCCTTTTGAATCATTTGACCCCAACCAATTGAAGATGGGATTCTCTGTTTGTGGCCCTTAAGTACATCCAGATCAAAGTCATTTCCATCATGAGAAGAAAGGAACTTATCCAGAAGTTCATCCGAGTATGATACTGCCCATTGGTAAATTCCACATCCGAAAGGATACACTGCATGAGATCCCTCCTTCATAATGGAATGATAGGCAAGTTCATAACTATTCTTTGGAAGAACTACATCAACGTCATGATTATAGATGATTGGAGTTTCTGCCGTGACACACAAGTCATTGAGAATGCGTGTCTTGTGGAATAGTTTTTCATCACTTTCCTCAAAAATATGAATTAAGTTGTCAGTATCCCCGACATACTTTTCAATTTTGGGAAAGGCATACTCTTTGAAGATAGACTTAGTATCTTCTTCCTGAATCATTACTTTAGATTCAGGAAAGTTTTTCAGTAGATAGGAAACAGAAGTGATGACATTGCGAAGTCGATCATCCGTTTCAATTCTACAAGGCAGTAGAAATGTTACGTCTTTCATTGTTCAGGAGTTACAGGCGATGGGTCATTGTGCAGTTTCACCCATCGAGAAGGAATCATATCCTTCATATTATAATGAGCGTAGGCAGGACCAAACCAAGGGTCAGGTGCGATGATAGGATGTTTAGGATTGCGAATCAGCCAAGCACCCCACCAAGAAAGGGAACTATTAGCGATAATACCTCCACTACAGAGAGACATCAAACATAAGTCGATGTAAGGTACAGACGCGCCATCTCCAAAGACTTCGTATGAAGAATCGGAGAAGTGGAAATTATCGCCTTGAAGCCAGTCTTGTTTTTTGCACCAGTCAATCAAGTCGGAAACCACAATCACATTGAGATCCTTGAGAGGGAAATGTGACAGGGCTTCTTTGTAGTATTCGGACTTACACAGTGGATGATATTCTTGTACCATCTGATAAGACCACTTTTCACCACGGCGTCCTGTTAAACCAGGACTTCCACGGCGAACATGGAGAAAGATACATTTATCACTTCCTCCTAAACTATCGATGAACTCTTTACAGGGTTCGAGATAGCAATTGCGGAAAGTAAAGTCATCCCTAATACTATCAGAGATGGCCTCAAAGTATCTTTCCGTCTGGAAGTTGCCCGAGAAGTTAGTATTATCTTCGCAGTTATTGAAGATCTCCTCATTAAAATGCATGTCACGGTATTCTACCCTATTGGGAAGAAACTTTTCCGCAGTGTTCTGACCAATCTTACATGTGGTCAGATTAAAAGCCTCGAACAAACCATAGTTATCCAGTCGATCTGCATCAGGTCCAGGAATGAACCAATCGAATTTACGATTATGTGCAAGTCCTCTCAGGAAGGCATACTGAAACATTTGGTTTCCAAGGCGTCCCTCATTACCCAGGCCCTGAAATGTAATAGCCATTATTTACTCCACTCTTGAATAGTCCAACGTTCAGGAACAATGTCCGATGTATCGAGATGAGTCATTGCAGTACCAAACCACTTCTTAGGATCTGGAGCAATGACTTTACCTCGATCGTTTTGCAACCAGGCACCCCACCAAGAGAAGGATGAGTTTGCAATAATAGCACCAGAACAAAGACTCATCAAACACAAATCTACCTGAGGCAGAAGAGTGTTCTGATACTGTCCAGTACCATCAATAGTACGATATGTATATCTACCGTTACTCTCATTAAACAGGAATCGATCCTGCTGGAAGAACTCTTGTTTCTTACACCAATCCAAATCATCGGTGAATACAAAACAAGGAGTGTCTTCGGGGAATTCTTTTAGCGCGTCTTCAAAGAACGAAATGGGAAGGATGGGATGGTACTCTTCTCTGCCGATGTTGTCAGACTGACGAACATGGAGAAAGATAGGAGGACGATCCAGGCTGTTAACGTACTCCATACAAGGAGTGAGATAATCTTCTCTAAACGTGAAGTCTTCACGGATTTCGTTTGCGATGTGACTGAAATACTTTTCCGTCTGAAGATAAGCGTCAATATTTACGTTATCTTTGGTATTGAAAAGAGCCTCATCAAAGTTATGATTGGTCTCAGTAACATTAACAAAGTTACTGATTCCAAGATTAGACTCTTCAACATGAGTCATCTCAAAGGTTTCAAAAAGACCATAGTTATCCCGATGTTGAGTATCATCGGAAGGCACCATCCAAGAATAATCATTGTTAGCAGCAATGCCTCGAAGAGAGGCATACTGAAACATTTGATTACCTAGTCTACCATTACTACCAAGTCGATTATAACTAATCGTCAAAGGTCAACCCTCCAAACTGATTCATAAATTTCCGTGGGGTTGGCTACAAAGATAATATTATCTTCCCCGTACTTATCATACATGTCATCTTCATACTGGTCAAGTACATCTTCAATATCTTGAACATATACTTTGTGACCTTTCTTTAGAAGATCTTCTACCAACCTAAGTCTGGGACTTTCAACAACCATATCAGAACCTTTCTTAAAAGCAATGCTTTCGATAAAGAAAGGCAGGTTATCTACATTTTGTTCCACACAATAGTTACAGATAAACTCTGCGTGAGCATCGTTAAAATCATCGGTTACACTGGGGAGACTATACTTAAGACCAACTTGATCTGCATAGTGCCCCAATGCACGGTTGTCTCGGGGGAGACAAGGACCACCGAAGCCTAATCCGTAACGCAAGTATTTAGACCCGACACGAGAGTCGTCTCCGACAGCATCAAGAACAGTGTCAATCTCATCACCACACCCAGATTTGTAGAGAATCTGACCCATCATGTTGGCATAACTGATCTTGTATGTCAGGAAACAGTTAACACCAATCTTAGTGATCTCCGCAGCCTTACGGGACATTGGATAGAAGTGAAGTTCAGTATCTTGAATATCACTATAGATCTCAGAAATGGCATCGAAACCATTTACATCGTCACCGCCACAAAGAACCATGTCAGCGTTTCGCATATCACTGATGATGGATCCCTGAGCAATAAACTCTGGGTTATAGAACACAGAGATTCCACGATTAGAAAGTCTTTCCTGAACCTTATCAGAATATCCAGGATTAACCGTGCAACCAATCACAAAAACTTTGCCATCAAGACTAGGAGAGTCTTCAAGATCAGCAACTACTTGTTCTACATACTGAGAATCATACGATCCATCTTCAAGAGAAGGAGTAGGAACAAACGTGAAGATAACATCGGAGTTGCGAATAACTTCTTGGTTGTTTGTTGTCGCCCTAAGGTTTTCAGAACGCATCAGAAGATCTTCTACTTCAGGTTCATTACTAAAAATCTCCTTTGCATTGATCTGCTGAACGTACCTACTAACTACGTCAGATACAATTAGACTGTGACCAGCTTCTTCACAAAGAAGTGCGAAACAAATACCAAGTCTACCCGCACCGATTACACCGATACGCATTCTTCACTTACCTCCAGTTTAAATGTTGGGATGGAAACCATCTTATGTTTGTTTTGGGCATTAAATTTTGTCAGGGTATTGATAGCAAGTGTTTCCTTCTCACTCAGATACTCTGGCGGGGTTTTGACTCCATGTTCCATGGCCCACTCAAGCATTTCATAGGAAACTCCAATCTGATCTTCATCAGTTCGACCATCATCCCACAGACCATCAGTGGGTTTTGCTTCGATAATTTCAGGAATCACTCCGAGGAATCGTCCGAGTTCCCAGACTTCTGACTTATAGAGGTCAGCAATTGGAGCAATGTCAACCCCACCATCACCATACTTAGTATAAAAACCGACTCCATAATCTTCTACCTTGTTACCAGTACCGACAACAATACCATTAACAGATCCAGCAATCTGATACAGAGTCATCATGCGGAGTCTAGAACGACTGTTTGCACCAGCCATTTTATTAATACTATACTCGATACCACATTCTGTACCGATAGTCTCAACGAACTTACCGAAAACTTCAGAAAGATCTGCTTTGAGAATAGTTACATTACTATAGTTACCTTTCAACCATGCAAGGTGTGCATCAGAAAGGGTTTCCTGTTCTGTATTTTGTTTGATAGGCATCCCCACAGCATAGACAGGAAGACCTGTCTTTGCTGCAAGAGTGGAGGCAACAGCAGAGTCAATACCTCCAGATACACCAATCACAAAAGATTTGATGTTATTGTCATAACAATACCTACACAACCAGGAAACAATATCGCAGGTCAGTGTAGTGTAATCAGAGATTCGATTCATTATGCAAACTTTTTAGTAGCTAGGATAACAGTGTTTTCGTAATCTTTGCCAACATCAAAGGTGTATTCTTCTTTGATCTTGTCTATGAAGTCATTATAGTAGAAATCATTAAAATTGACAAGGTTGTAGATAATATAAGCAAAATTAGAATTCGTAACCAATTTATCATAGTAATCCATCTGAACAGGCAGACTGCACTCAGAAAGAGCATAGTTGCTGATGAAGAGATCAATGTCTTTAATCTCTTCGTACTCAGTGCATGGAATACATTTTACCTTATCTTTGATCTCTGGGAACTGATCGATGTACTTTCGTTGCAAAGCAGAGACTTCTGGAAGGTCAATCAGAACGTACTCATCAAACTCACAGACGCAACTAATGGTTTTAGCCAGACCACCATATCCACCACCAACTTCGACAATTCTCTTAAGAGGTGTGTCGCCGCAGAGAAAAGCAATCTCAAAAGTATTCTTAATGTACCTGGCAGTAGTAGGAGAAATCCAACCAATGTCAGAGTAGAGTTGGAGGTTTGGTTCACCAACACTATCGTTCTCTTTGAACTTCTCAATGTTATCGAAAAAGTCCTTCTCACTCATCTGAGCAGCCATACTCAGATAGTTAGAACCCTGTTCCTTTAGAACATGTTCAAGGATAGTAGTGTACTTGGGATTGGACTTGAACTTTCTGAATGCCTCATCGGATTCTACCGCTTCAACACAAGCAGCGAGATACTCCTCAGCAATTTGATCTTCGGCTTCCCAACCACTACGATCGTTTTGCAAAACTTCTGCGGTACTCATAATGGATCAATCCTCTGGTTTCTGTATGGGTCTAATTGTACAAGATAATTTTTATACATGTAGTCTTCTGCGACTCTCATGTGCAAGGCAATTTGGAAGTTCTCTTCAATGACTTCTTTCTTTGACTCATAGTATTCTGGAGTCAACTTTTCCCAAGGAATATTTTCCCAGGGTTCATTCTGATCAAGGAAGATGATGCCTTCGTGATTAAAATACTGTGCCACTCCTGCAGTACCATAGTACACAGGAATGGTTCCACAGGCAAAACAATCAGTTAGTTTCTCTGTGAAGTAAGTTGGATAATTTGCGTTCTCAACAGCAAAGGAGAACATGTAGTCCTTCAAGGCCTCTACTTTGTTGTCCAAAGCTAATTCCTGAGGAAGTCCCCAACCAAACAAATCGTCACCACCACGTTCTTGATAGAACTTTTCCACAACTCTAAGTCTACGGCGGTGACCTTCGGTATAACCCTTATTAGATGCAACCATAGAGACGAGTTTACTCTTAGTATAAATGTCTCTTTCCTTTACCCAAGGTGCTGCATTACTCATGCAATAAAGCATCTTGCCATCAGGACCAGCCTCTTCAGTTAATCTCTGATCACAAGTAAAGATACCATCAACCTTAGAGGCAACGTAATCGTAGTTCTCTTCGATGAACTTATACTGTTCAGGAATAATTTCTCTGGATTCCAGGAGCCAAATAAACTTGGGTTTATCGGTAGGATCCCTAAGAACCTCTAGAGCCATATGGTTAACATAAAGATTAACCAGTCCAGAACCATCTCTAGTCCAACGAGTATAAACAGATCGGTTACCTACAGAAGTAGATGGCTCCAGATCATCATTGCAGATAAGGTTGATTGGAAATTTCTTTTCAGGGCCCAAAATGGGAATATCGACCCCCTCAGGGGATCGTTTCGCCATTTCAATGACCTGCTTCATTACATTGATAGGGTCAGACATATTCTCCTTTCATGTCATTGAACACATTAGTAATACCATCCTGAATGGAAGTCTTTGCCTTCCAGAATCGGTTAATATATGTATCAGCTTCGTTACGCTTATCTTTTTGAACCTCGTCCTTAGACTCGGAGGGTGAAACAGTGACATTACGTCCCAGTTTCGCAAACAGGAATTGAATAATCTCTGCGATTTCTAAGATTGAAGTCTGACTGAAAGAAGTGATATGCAGATTGGCATCATTGTCAATCTGATCATAGTTCTCCATGACAGATTCAAGTGCCTCACAGCAATCTTCTGCATACAAGAACTCACGTTGTTCAGATCCATCTGTCAACATAGAGATGTCACCAGTCTCAAATCCTTTCTTAATGAAGTCAGTGATGACATGTGCCTTATCCATGTCCTTCTCAATGCCATAGACATTCCAGAAGTGAACAATCTTACCACCAAGAGACTTGGTATAAAGTTCACCCACTCGTTTCATCACACCATAGGGAGAGTAAGACATGTTACTCATCTGAGATGATGCAAAGACGAATGGTTTATTATACTTCTCAAGAAGACCAAAGGTTTGTGCCATCAGTCTGGCATTGTTATCAATGAATTTGAAGGTATGTTGATACTTCTTCAGATAACGAGAACCACCCACATCAAATGCAAGGAAGAAAACAAAGTCTGCAGTTTCAATTGCATTCTCAAGATATTGATTTGGGATTACAGTCAAATCATGATTAGGCGTTTCATTCTTATCGAAATCAATAACCACATGACCCTTCTTTCGAAGATACTCTGAAAGATAGGCACCAATCTGCCCACTTGAACCTAAGTTTAGAATTTTCATGCCCAATCAATATCGTGCTTAGAACCAAAGTTTACAAGTCCAGTACCACTCATGTGACCCACTTCAGTCACATCAATCTTGGGTTCTTCAATTGCATCCCACATGTCCTGAACCTCAGGCCAACCAGGACCAATATCATCCAGAAGCATGATACCTTTCCAATTCTTTTCTTTCAGGAATTCCATCATCTCGACTTCCTGAACACCATCATGAGGATCAACGTCAATCATGATGATCGAAATACGTTTCCAATCGAGAGTGTCATCCTCACGGAAGTCTTGAATCTTGAAGGTGATGTTTTCCTTTTGGATTTGGCTTGCGCCCTGTTCCATCAGATCATAACTAATAACCTGGTTGGAATCATTGTAGGAGAGTGCAAGGGCAGAACCACCAGTGCGAGTGCCGACATCCAGAATAACGGAGTTGTTAAACTGGCTGGACAACCAGGCATACAGACGATACTCACTCTGACCAGCAGAGAGCCAGTCGTTACGATTCAGAGAAATAGATTCCAGTGCGGAAATATCCAACTTCCGTACGGCATCTTTATCGATTTTAATAGTCTTCTTTCTAATAGCTGTACTAGACATTTACAAGTTCCTTATCAGTTTCAGATTTGCGAGATTGAATTTGAGCGGAAATCCACTCATAAGTAATGCGAATTCCTTCCTCAAGAGATTGGGAATAATCCCAACCAAGTTTTTCGCGGATGAGATCGTTATTGGAATTACGTCCACGAACTCCAAGAGGAGCATCGAGTTTGTAGTTCTTTTGGACCACTTTGCCAGAGACTTTGGCAGCGGTCTCAACGAGTTGGTTAATGGTAACCATCTCTTCAGAACCAATGTTGACAGGACCAATGAACTCAGAGTCCATCATTCGTCGAGTCGCTTCAATGCATTCGTTAATGAACAGGAAGGAACGAGTTTGTAAGCCATCTCCCCACACCTCGATGGATCCACCTGTCTCTGGGAGGTAAGCGACTTTACGGCAGATTGCAGCTGGTGCCTTCTCTCTTCCACCCTCCCAGGTCCCTTCTGGGCCAAAGATATTATGATAGCGGGCAACACGAACAGGAATACCATAATTCCTATGGTATGTAAGATAGAGTCGCTCAGAGAATAGTTTCTCCCATCCATATTCGGAGTCGGGATTGGCAGGATAGGCGGATTCTTCACGGCAATCAGGGTTGTCAGGATCCAGTTGATTATGTTCTGGATACATGCAAGCAGATCCAGAATAGAAAATCTTGGTTTTATTTACCTCGTGGTTTTCATTAAACTTTTGCACACAATCAAGTACATTGAGGTTGATTGAGGCAGAGTTATGCATGATATCTGCATCATTTTCACCAGTGAAAACAAAACCTGCACCACCCATATCAGCAGCGAACTGATAGATCTCGTCAAAGGGTTCTGCAAATTTTTCAGCGATTTGCTGATAGTAGTTACCAAGATAACCAGTGAAACGGATGCATCTCTGGACCGTATTGTAGTCTCTCAGATCAGCGACAACGAATTCGTCAGCAGCCGTCTCAGAAAACTCAGGACGTTTCAGGTCTACACCACGCACCCAGTATCCTTCGGATTTCAGTCGTTTGACCATATGGCTTCCAATAAAACCACCTGCACCAAGAACCAGTGCAGTTTTCTGTCTTTCAGTCATAAGTGAATGGAAAGTGTAGCAGTTTATTTAGTATAACATTTAGATTGGAGTTTGTCCATAAATGGAGTGGGAACCCAACCCAGATCCCTTAGTACAACTGGATTTGCCTTCAAAATATCAGGCTCATTCGGAGTGTCTTCTTTGATTGGAAGACCCTCTACACCCAGGAATTTTGCGAGATCTAAAACAGAAGTTGTTTCTCCTGTACCCACATCTACTGTGCCAGTATAATCCGAATGCATTAATATTTCAATAGCAGAAACGACATCATCTACATGCACCCAATCTCTTTCATGGCGCGTCAAATACTTTGCCTTTCCTTCTAATAACATTCGGTAAAGCATGTCTGGTCTACTATCTTCTTCTGCCCAGACATTAAAAAATCGCATACCCACACTGTTCTTTGGCGCTTGGAGTTCATTGACCTTCTTGGTCATGACGTATGGATTTCTCCACCACTCATAAACTCCAGCAGAACTTGCGTATAGGCAGCGAATGTTGTTGTCCTTACAATAATCAAATATTGGTTTAGACTTTACTACATTGTTTTCCCAGAAAACATCTGGGTTAGAAATACTTTTTCGAAGTGCAGCGAATGCAGCAAGATGAATTACTATATCAAACTTAGGTTGGTATACCCATGAATACTTATCCCAAGATCCGATGTCATCAGGATAATCTAATCCTACAACTTCATGATTCTTTTTCAAAGACTCATAAACATTAGACCCAATAAATCCTTTATGACCAGTAACTAATACCCTCATTCACTATTACCTTCTCTAGATCCTGCAGTATCAGTAACTCGAAGACCATTCACACCCTGCCACCAACCTGTGATAATATATTTAACATTTGCAGGGGGATTCCCTCTGTGTAAATGAGTGAAACTGGCGGGCCAAAGAACAACTCTACCAGTCTTAGGTCTTACCCTAATTCCTTGATAAAGAAACTCTGTCTCGCCAGCATCGACATCATTCAAGTATATCATCCATGCAAGAACTCGGTCATTGACATTCCAATCAATGTTTTCTGCATGGAACATATGATATCCACCACCCTTCGGTTGGGTAATTTGAAGGAGGGCAGCACTACTAACGTAGTTAAAACTGGAAAGATATGGAAAAGTTGCGATGTAATGTTGAAGACAAGGTTCTAGTGCATTTCGGTATAATGCACTTACGTCCTGGGCATGAAAACTATCCAGAACAAGTTGTCTATCTTGAATACCAAAAGTCTGTCTTGTTTGCACAAAATGACTATTGTCAGCAATGTCCATCATACGTTGACAGAACTCTGCTGGAACAGCATCATCATAGATGCCGATAAAATCAGTTATAGTTGCTTTTAAATTAGGATCTGGTTCTAAATTAACCATTTCCATACCAGTTTTAACTTCCATAAGGTCACCTTTGCTCGCCACCAATTCTTTGTCTGGAAATTGGAAACCAGGCGGGGTTACCCCATCCGCACCACTTGTTTTTAGGAAACAAGAAACCCGAGGGGTCGATGACCCATCCCGACCAGGGCGCTTTTTAAGTCATCCCGAGACTAGAATTTGAGTGTCAAATGATTAGTTCCATGACCGTATTTTTTGGCATACTTTTCACGGAACTCACCAAACTCACCATCTAACATATAGTTAAATGCGATGCTGTATCTTACATCATTAGATTGAACAGGGGTAACATAATGCTGCATATGAGATGGAAACAGAAGAATCTTTCTATCTGTTGGTTTGAATGGTGTAGTAAGAGAATTTAGGGGAGTAACATCGGTAGTGTTAATCTCCCAATCATAAGTACACCAACTAGGCCCAGATCGGGTGGCATGAAACTCACCACCCTCCTCAACGCACTTGGGATAAAACACACCACTAAACATTGCATTTGAATGATAGTGTTTTGCTGCCCAATCACCCATATTATATCTATTGCCCCAAGCAGTAACACATACTAACCCATGGGCATCTTTGTCTACGTTCAGAAGACCATACACATACTTTTCCATCTCAATTTGAATGAGATTTCTAAGATCTTCAAAACCCTCTTCAAGAAGAAGATTTTTAGGCTTAGTCACTGCTCCATTTGGTTTACCAAAATGATCTTGATCTTCTCTCCAATCTTGTTTTTCCATAAGACTGATAATCTTATAGAGTTCTTTTGGACGAATATCAAGAGTACTTTCGTATACTGGAGTAGGAAAAAGTAAATGTAAATCTGCCATTGGCTCCACCAGGGCTAGTTTTGAGAGGATACCGACTCTTCTTTGATGTAACAAGGAACTCGATCGGGGTCGAGCCACTTAGTATATTCAAAGTCTTCCATGGCAGTCAGAAGTTGCATCTGATTGTCTAGAAGATACATGTCTTTATAACGTTTAGTCCAACTATCGGCCTTTTGAATACGGTAGTCGGGGAACCCATTGTCTAGAGTTCCACATTCAACATAACGATACGGGAAACGTTCATGAATGATTTTCATGCAACCTCAGTGGTTTGAAAATCTTGTGCGAGACAGTCCATGAAGATTTCATAATCATCTAAAGGTTCACCAGAGAATTCGATGCCTTCGTTTTGATAATAACGAACAACCTTTTTGTAAAGTTTCGGATTCTTTACGTCAAGATAGATTTCACCACTTGCAGCGAGACGAAGAGTTTCGATGTCTTTCTTGAACTTAGTTGTGACGGACATTTTCCTTGAATGTTTACTGAAGTATTATAGGGTGAGAGGTCGTTTAAGTCAAGACCCCTCCATGTGATCCGTGTACATTGACCAGTCATAATCATCACCATCATCATGATTGGCACTTTGTTCCAGTTCATAAGGATGAACAATGCCTTGACTAATTAGTGGTGCAAGAACCTCACTTTGAGGCACCAACACCACGTCCTTCCCATCAGGTGTCATGATGTGGAAGGATTGTCCCTGTTCACACCTGTCCATGATGTTCTCAAAATTCGATTCCAAGTATTCGAGAGTAATTTTTTCCATCGAAAAAGATTAGGAAATCGGAATGATAGGATTCGAACCTACGGCCCCTCGCTCCCAAAGCGAGTGCTCTACCAAGCTGAGCTACATTCCGTCAATGTTCTTTATATTTTTCTGGGTGTTTTGCACTGTCCCAGATAAAGAAAGCAAACGGGAAAAGAAGGGACACACCCGCAACAGTACCAAATGCTGCGGGATGTGCATGAACCAAATTCATCAGCGGAGTGATGAGGTGTTTCATTTATGATCCGAGATACTCTAGAATATTTTCGGGAGAAGAGGCTTCGTAAGGATCATCTTCGGCACGATCCGTTTTTCCATCTTCAATAAACCACTGAGAGGTTACCATATCATCAATGATAACCGCATATCGCCAGGACCTAAGTCCAAAACCAAGATTGACTTTACTTACAAGCATATCTGCCCAACGAGTCCAATCCAGATTCCCATCAGGAATATGTTTTACTTTTTTGATCTTTTGGTCTTTGAACCAAGCATCCATAACGAAAGCGTCATTAACACTCAGACAATAAATATCATCCAAGTTTGCAGCCTTCTTAAGTTTGGCAAAGTTCTTTTCGAATCCAGGAAGTTGGAAGGAAGAACAGGTAGGAGTAAATGCACCTGGGAGTGCAAACACAATTACTTTTTTGCCAGCAAAGAGATCTTGGGCTGTTTTAGTTACCCACTCACCATCTTCTCTATACTGGAAAGAAAGGTGGTTGGGAACAACTCTTGTTTGAAAAGTGGGCCTGATCATTGTTAAAAATTAATAACGCAAACTATAGGAGTATATATGCCTTTACGCAGCATAAGTTTTTTGACTCACTTTACGGTTTTCAATACCGATAAGTGAACCATCTTTAGTATAAGACAACTCTTTGGTTTCTGTCAAGACATAGAATCCAACAATGTCTTTACCATCATCGTTCCATCCGTAGGCAATAATCCTTTCATTAATGTCATGATCGTTAAGGATCAATCCAGTGTTCAGATAGTGGTTGTAACGTTGATGGAGGTTGATCATCTGATTTCAAAGTTGAGTTTTCGAACTTTGCGTTTACGCCGTTCTTCCTGGTATTTTAGGTCATCTTTTGTCAGGATACCATCATTTTTTATAATGTTTTTAGATTTACTCCATACAACTTTACTCAGATCGTTGGCGGAAACCTTGTCTTCATTTACGGTCATCATGTTTGGGCAACCACAACAAAAAAATTTAGTGGTTACATTAAACTCTTGGTTACATTCTTTGCATCGTACTTTTTGCATCTCATTATCCTATTAAGTTTTTTAGATCGATGCGTATGTATCACGGGTTGTGATTCTTAGATTCTTTAATTTTTTGATATCCCCAGACTGCTAGGGTGCCGATACCTAGACCAGCAAGACAGCAAAGAAACATATGAATAAGGTGTTCAAAGGTTGAGTGGTCAGCGTGGTTCATCATTTAGGTTTCTTAACGGGAAAAGTTGCTTCCATTGCTGTAGTCAACAACAGAGCAAATGCAAAAACAAATAAGTGCTCCATGTTATCCAAAGTACATTACACTAAGAGTAAACACAACAAAGATGATGACGGTGAACATCATCAATCCTACACCTGCCCAGGCAACCCAGGCAGGCATAGGTTCATAGTTGTGATTATGGGACATCATTCAAATACAGGAACAACTGGCGGATTCCATTCGTCTCGTACTGCTTTCATCACATGTTTAGGTACACCATAGTAACCCATGTGCATCCATACACAATCTATATATCGAAGATCTTCTCTATCGGCATCAAGAGTGAAAGCATCACAATACCGAACGATATCGTAGGGGACCTGAATCTTCTTCCAGGTGAGTGGTTCTTCAATAAAAAAGGGTACTGTCATGCTGTTAAATTAACTGTGAGGGATAGTCTCGGTTCTTTTGCCTCATGTACACAATGCATTGTTCCATATGGAATCATTAAAATATCTCCAGGTCCATATTCACGAACCTCTTCTCCAATTTGCCAAAGACACTTTCCATAGATAGGAGTAACAATGACATGATAGTCATGATTATGAGGCGGGAAACTTACTCTACGATCTTCACTGCCCTTTGACATATAAAGATTAGCAACAGTATGAGATCCTTTAAGTTTAAAAATTTTGCGATTAAGTTCTCGAAGATCTTCTGTCAAATCAAGGATGTCAGTCATATGACTAGTAAATCCTAAATCATATACTTCTTTCCATTTGGCAAAGTCAAGACAACGGTTTGCATCAAAGTAATCAACAGAAACTCTGCCGCAATGATTGATACTCTCAATGCTGCCCATACCCCAACGTTTTGAGATCTGGAGTAGATCAAACATCCGTTCTTCAGATAGATCAATTTTTTGATTTGCGATTATCTCTGCACACTGTTTGAGATACATCTCATCGTCGGGGGATGTCACGAAGAATTGATTATTCATAGTCTTATTTTAAAATGGGAAATACTGGATTCGAACCAGTGACTTATTGCTTGTAAGGCAACCACTCTACCGCTGAGTTAATCTCCCTGGTTTGGACATATTATACGATGGTATCGAACAATTTGTCAACGGAGAGTGAGAGATTCGAACTCTCGAAGGGGTTACCCCCTTACAGCATTTCCAGTGCTGCGCCATCGTCCACTCGGCCAACTCTCCAAGGTG